ACTAAATAATTAATAACAACTAAAAACTAAATAAAATGAGTGTATCATTAACAACAACTTATGCAGGTGAATTTAGTGGCAAATACATTGCTGCTGCTTTACTATCTGCTGACACTTTGGACAAGGGTTTAATTACCGTAATGCCAAATGTAAAATTTAAATCTGTAATTCAAAAAGTAGGAGGCGATGGACTTTTAGTACAAGATGCAACTTGTGATTTTCAGACTTTAAATGACCGTTCAGGTGAGGGAACTATCGCTTTAACAGAGGCTATCCTACAGCCAGAAGAATTTCAAGTAAATCTTGATATTTGTAAAAAAACGCTGCATTCTTCTTGGGAAGCTGAACAAATGGGGTACAGTGCTTTTGATAACTTAGCGCCTAACTTTGCTGATTTTATTATCGGGCACGTTGCATCTCAGGTAGCTGATAGAACAGAGAAAAATATCTGGAGTGGTTCAACTGCAACTAGCGGACAGTTTGATGGTTTCGCAACTAAATTAGATGCAGATACAAACTTACCAGCAGGACAAGATTTGACAGGTGCTGCAATTACAGCCGCAAATGTAGTAGCTGAACTTGGTGCTGTAGTAGATGCAATTCCAACAGCAGTATATGGTTCAGAAGATTTATATCTTTACGCTGCATCTGATGTAGTACGTGCTTATACTCGTGCTTTAGGAGGATTCCAATCAGGAGGGCAAGGTGCTAACGGATACGAAAACAAAGGTAATAACCAGTCTTTAGGTTCTTTATTCTTTGATGGAATTCCAGTAGTAGCTATTAGAGGTGCTGCTTCTGGAACTATTATCGCTGCTGAAAAATCAAACTTATTCTTTGGAACAGGTCTTTTAAATGACTTGAACGAAGTACGAGTGATTGATATGGCAGAAAATGACGGCTCACAGAATGTACGTATCGTTATGAGATTTACAGCTGGTGTTCAGTATGCACAAGTAACTGATATCGTTTACAGAAAAACTGTATAATAATTAACTAATCAAATTTAAAGGGGTGGGTTCTGCCTACCCTTTTTTATTTAAAAAAACTTTAAAAATATGGGATGCTTAATAACAAGCGGTCGTAAAGTGCCTTGTAAATCAGCAGTAGGTGGTATCAAAACTATTTACTTTGCAGATTACGGAACTTTAGGAGATGTAACAATAGTAGCAGGAGAAATAACTGCAGTAACTGGTGCAGTAGAATTTTTTCAGTTTGATGTAAAAGGAAACAGTTCAATGGAAACTGCTATCACTTCAAGCAGAGAAAACGGAACAACTTTCTATGATACTACATTAAATATGACTTTAACTTTTCAAGATAAAGCTACACAAGAAGAACTTAAATTAATCGCACACGCACGTCCTCACGTAGCTGTTGAAGATTATAACGGTAATTTCTTTTTAGTAGGTCTTGAAAATGGTGGTGATGTGAACGGTGGTACAATCGTTACAGGTGCTGCAATGGGAGATTTAACAGGATATACATTAACGGTGAACGCACAAGAAACTGCGCCACCTTACTTTGTAACGCCTGCAGTAATTACAGGTAATGCAGCAGGGGCTCAAATTGACCCAACAGCATAATTAATACTTTTACTTATAAAATGGGGTTATCTTAACGGATAGCCCTTTTTTTATACCTACACAATACAAAATATTTCTTTTTTATTTATATATTAATATGAAGTTGATAACCACAAGCGGTAATAAAACCTTTAAGATAATTCCTAGAGAATTTACAGTAGGTACATTGAACCTAAAATTAACAAGTGAAAGTACAAATAAAACTATTACAGTTGATGCTGTTTCTGTTATTGATGGGAACTATATTTCTTTTAATGCTGTTTTTGGTGCTTTAACTGAAAGTGACTTTTATATATTAGACGTTGTTTATTCAAATAACATAATTTATAAGGATAAGATTTTTTGCACAGACCAAGCAATTAATCAAAGTAATGATGAATATTACAGTGTCAATAAAGATAAGTATATAAGTGAAGAAAGTTCGGATAACGAATTTATAATAATATAAATATGAACGATTTAAGAATAGTAAATTTAAGTACTTACACAACTCCAGAAATTGTTGAGAAATCAAATAAAGAATGGGTTAGTTATGGTTCTGATAACAATTATTTTAAGTACTTAATTGACCGTTACAATGGTAGTCCAACAAATAATGCTATTATAAACGGTATTAGCGAAATGATTTACGGACGTGGGTTAGATGCTTTAAACTCAAATAAAAAGCCGGAACAGTACGCTAAAATGATTTCTTTGTTTCATAAAGATATGGTTCGTAAATTATGCTATGACCTTAAACTTATGGGGCAATGCGCTATGCAGGTAATTTATTCTAAGGATAAAAAAACAGTTGCACGAGTTGAACACATACCAGTTGAGAATTTAAGAGCAGAAAAATGCAACGAAAAAGGAGAAATAGAAGCGTATTACTATGCAGATGACTGGAAGAAAGTTAAGAACGTAGGACACACAACTAGAATACCATCTTTTGGAAGTAGTAAAGAAAACATAGAAATTATTTACGTTAAACCTTACAGAGCAGGATATAAGTATTATTCAAGTCCAGATTATGCAGGTGGTTTACAATATGCAGAACTAGAGCAAGAGATAAGCAACTATCATTTAAACAATATCCTGAACGGTTTAGCGCCTAGTATGTTAATTAACTTTAACAACGGAACGCCAAACGCAGAAGAACGCCAAGCCTTAGAAAATAGAATATATTCAAAGTTCAGCGGTTCAAGTAATGCAGGTAAATTTATACTAGCATTTAACGATAACCCAGAAAGCGCTGCAACTATTGAGCCTATTCAGTTAAGCGAAGCACACCAACAATATCAATTTTTAAGCGATGAAAGTTCTAAAAAAGTTATGGTATCACACAGAGTGGTTTCACCTATGCTTTTAGGAATTAAAGATAATAGCGGTTTAGGTAATAATGCTGAAGAACTAAAAACTGCTAGTACATTAATGGATAACACCGTTATAAGACCATTTCAGATGCTTTTAATAGATGCTTTTGATAGTATACTAGCATTTAACCAAATGAGCCTTAAACTGTACTTTAAAACGCTTCAACCATTAGAATTTACAGACTTAGAAAACGTTGAGGACGCAGAAACTAGAGAAGAAGAAACAGGGGTTAAACTTAGTCAAGAATTACCAGATGAAGTAGGTAGTGATATAGCGGATGAATTAATAGATTTAGGACAAGATGAAAGCGAGTTATTAGCTGAGTATGATTTGGTAGATGAAAGTGAAGTTGATTATGAGCTAAATGATGAACTTGATGAAGTTATAACAGACCTAAACACTGAACCAGAAAAAGACGAAACAACGTTATCTAAAATATGGAATTTTGTAAGCACAGGAACAGCTAAACCAAACGCAAAAAGTACACAAGATGGCAAATCAAAACAAGATAGTCAAAAGGGTGTTGAGTTCTTAGTACGTTATTCTTATGCACCAGAAAAAGCAGGGTCAAACAGCCGACAGTTTTGTTCTAAAATGATAGGGGCTAAAAAGGTTTATCGTAAAGAAGATATCGTAGCAATGGGCAAAAAATCTGTTAATGAAGGTTTTGGTAAAGGCGGTTCTGATACTTATTCAATATGGTTATATAAAGGCGGTGCAAGATGCAATCATAAATGGTTTAGAAAAACTTACCAAATTAAAAACGGTGAAAAAAGTCAAATAACAAGCGGTCAAGCAAAAAGCAAGGGTTTTAAAATGCCTAAGAACGCTCAAAAAGTACCAGTAGCACCAAAGGATATGAAGTATAAAGGTTATACTGCTGAATATTGGAATAAAATGAAATTCAAAAACTAAATGGCAACAGCATTATTTATATCAAGAACTGACTTAGTACGAAATTCTATCTTAGATGGGAATGTAGATACTGATAAATTTATTCAGTTTATTAAACTAGGTCAAGAAATTGACATACAAAACCTACTAGGAACGGATTTATACAATCGAATAAGTACGGATATTGAAAACAGTACTTTATCTGGTGATTATTTAGCCCTTGTAAGCGACTATATACAACCAACCTTAATATGGTTTGCACAAGTTAATTATATTCCATTTGCAGCGTATCAAATTAAGAATGGGGGAGTGTTTAAACATTCAAGCGAAACAGCAGAAAACGTTAATAAAACAGAAGTTGATTATTTAGTAGGCAAAGCTAGAGAGTATGCAAACTATTATAGCACTAGACTAGTAGATTATTTATGTTTTAATCAGTCTAAGTTCCCTGAGTACACAAGCAATAGCGATAACGATATAAGCCCAGATACAGATACAGTATTTAATGGTTGGGTTTTATGAAGTATAAGGTAAAGAAGAAAAACTTAAATAAGTTAATGAATTATTTAAGGAAAGACACTAAAAACTTAAATAATGAGAGGGAATATATCAAACGCAATAAGTAAAGATAGCGTTAAAAGAGGTTATGTAAGTGAAAAAATAAGTGTAACTTGGAGGCACTATATAAGCGGTATTTCTACATATACTTTATATGATACAGGTTCTACTACTGCATTCCCTTATGCTTATGGTGGTATTCCTGTACCTTATAATGCTTATTTTAGTCAGTTTATGTTATCGTCTTTGCCTTATTCATATACGCAATTCCCTAACGGTAGTTCTTTAACTTTGAGCGTTTATGTAGATGGTACTTTAAAAGGCAGTCAAACAGGTTCTTATGGTAATAATGTAAGAGAAACAGTAATACTAGACTTTGGACAAACAATAGAAATAAATAGAGGTGAAACAGTAACGCTAAGACTTCAAGTAAATGGAGAATGGTGGTACAGTTCAAGTACATCAATAATAACACAGAGATAATGGAAAACCCAAAATTAGCATTAATACCAAGCGGATATAAAAGTGGTAAAGTTTACTCAATTTTACCTACTGATGGTGTTGGAGATTTTGATTATGAGCGTAATGGTGATGCTTCAAGAGTTCGGAAAGATGGACTTATAGAGGAATTAACAGTAGATGATACACCAAGATTAGATTGGTTAAATAGCGATTGCCCTAGTTTGTCATTAGAACCACAAAGGACAAATTTACAAGTAAGAAGCGAGCAATTCAACAATAGTTCTTGGGGTAAATTAAATTCAATTATTGATGCGAATAGTATTGTAAGTCCTAAAGGTGAATTAACTGCTGATAAATTTATTGCAAACACCACAACAGGAACGCATTACATACAAAGTACTGTTTCTAGTTTATCTACATCAAGTGAAGCTACATTTTCTATTTTTGTAAAAAAATCAGAAATTAGTCAATTACAATTATTATGCGCCCAAAATTCAAGCCCTTTTACGAATTGGGCTAGATTAAATTTTGATTTAAACAGTTTAACTGCATTTAGCAGTACCGTAGGCACATTTGGTTATAAAGATTACGGTAATGGTTGGTTAAGAGTTTTTGTAACAGGAACGCCAACAGGTTCAGGTGCATTAATTAGAGTTTCATTATTTAAAAATTTTGGTGATTATTTCGCAGGAAATAATATTGACGGTTTGTATATTTTCGGTGCACAAGTTGAACAAGGGAGTTATCCAACAAGCTATATAAAAACAACATCAAGTACAGTAACAAGGTTAAAAGATGTTTGTATAAATGGTGGAGATGCTGATTTGTTTGATATTACAGAGGGAACGTTTTTTGTAGATGCATATGCACCGAATAGCACAAATTCAACCATAATTTCATTAAGTAATGGTACTGATGCCCAAAAAATAACACTTCTTTTTGAGGCGGTAAATTCAAGGGTTAGGACTTATTCATCTGGTGGGGTATTATATTATAATAACTTAAGTTATAACCAAAGAAATAAAATACTAATAACGTTTAAACTTAACGAATATAAGACTTATATAAATGGCTCTTTAGTTAGTACCGACACAAGCGCAACAGTACCGACAGGAATGTTTAAATTGAATTTTTCTCATAACAACGGAACAATTTTACACTTTGAGGGCAAAGTACACGATACAAGAGTTTACGACAGAGTATTAACAGAAGCAGAAGCAGTAGAATTAACAACTATATAATGGAAATAAAACTAGGTAAATACGAATTTAAAAGCGAAGTGCAGGCTTTAGAAAAAATACAAGATTTAGGAGTTAATAC